TCATTACTCTCAGCATATGCACAAGCAATCGTATTAAACATCTGATTACGGAATGGTACATACGATACTGGTTGAGCATCACCTGCCATCTTACTAATATCAGGGTTATCAATATCAGTGTTAGTTAGAGATGATGTTGGTGACACTTTACTTAGGAACTTTGCATCGATTATAGTATTAAATAACTGCACATCATGCTTTGAGTATATATCATGAAACTGCTTCTCGATACACTCAAGCTCTCTTCTATGCCTCTGACCATAGTCAAAAGAGATAGTATGAATCTCATCATACCCTTGATCAACAGCCATGTGAAGGAGAACAACACTATCCATGCCTCCTGATAATGATAATAGTAGTTTCTTACTCATGTTATTATTATATAATAATATTAGAAAAGATCAACTCACAACATAAATAATAACATGACGCATAATTCATGGAAAAAAGACAGAGAGGTACTTTCTGAGGCATATGGTCAAATTAACGAAGCAATCCCAGCAATATTAGGTCGTCTTGCTCTTTCAGCCGGAGGTGCGGCTGTAAATGCAATTACTAATAGTGGTTCTAGTGAAGATCAAGAAGGAAGTAATATCTATGAGAGACTAGAAGAATTCATGGAAACAGTTGATGATGATACAGTTGATTATTTGCGCCAAATACTTACGGATTTTGAGGCCATTATGACTGACATTAATGCTCTAGAGGCACCAGATCAGAAGATAGATGCAGTTGATCTAGGCATACACCTTAACAGGTTGGCGCCTTTTTCTAATATGTAAAAATCAACCTACTTCTTCTTACTCTTAAGTACTTCTTCCATTATAAGTGAGGTAGGCTCTGGTTCAACTACTTCCTCCACTTCATCTGGTGGTTCTTCCTCCTTATTGGAGTAATTCCACTCATCCTTCATCCGCTCTTCTACTATAGGTAGAATAGTCTTTTCCCAGAGCTCTACATCCTTACGGAAATTTTTGTAGTATCCTAGCTTCTTACCATCTTCAAGTTGATAGGTGGCACCAGTCTGAATGACTGCACCAAGACCAACTGCTAGATCAATCAACCCGTAGTATCTATCTAGACCAGATGCAAATGATAGGTACATCTCACCTTCTAGGTACTGTTTAATAAATCTATTCTTTCTAGTAAGTGCTCTAATAATAATACCTGCATAGCTCTTCTGACCAACTGCGGTCTCTCCATCCATAGTCTTTCCACCATCTGACTTCATTGGCTTTCTAGCAAGCTGAACTGTCACTGATGGTAGATACACACATGACTTACCACCTGGCATGTTCTTTTCAATTGATGGGAATAGCGCTGCAGGGTTATCATATACATGGTTAGTACATAGTATAGTTGTCTGGGTAACTGCACCTAGATTGGTACAAGTCTGCATAAGAGTCTTCATTGCTCTAGCATTAGTTCCCATATCTGCTGACGTACTATCCTTACCCATACGCGATAGTGACAGTTCTGACTGTAAGTTTCCTAATGAGTCAATAGCAACAATGAACTTACCCTCAAGTCCCTTCTCTTTGATAGAGGTAAGGAACTTATACAGGGCATTACGTGTCTGCTCAATACTAATACAGGGAACATACTTTACATTACTTACATCTAATCCAAGCCTCTCAGCACCTTCAGGGTCAATGGCGTTCTCTGTATCAAAGATAACAGGGATAAGACCTTCTTTCTGAGCTGCAGCTAGAATCTTCATAACAAACAACGACTTTCCAGTCATTGACTCACCTGCTAACATAGTCACTCTACCTTTAGGAATACCTCCGTGTAGTGAACCTGAAATAATAGCATTTAAAACATACGAGCCTGTATCAATCCAACCACCAACTCTACTCAGAGTGCTATCACTCAAGTATGTTGCAAAGGGGTTAATTTTATCAATCTCTGATAAGGCGCTTTCGATATCTTTTTCCATATCTTATTATAGTGTACAAAAGAAAAGAGTCAAGCAGTAAACCACTTGACTCTTGAATTAATTTACGTTAATAAACTGCTTAGTTGGCATCACTACCGTCACCAGTAAATAGTTTTACCACTTCTGGCTCTTCTTCTTGTTCAACAGAAGGTCTAGGCTTATTAATGTTTTCATATTGTAGAATAATCTTATCATCAAGTACAACATCTGAAACCGCAATAGCTGATTTATCAAACGTCCAGTTATTTTGTTCCTTTTCACCCTTAATAAACTCCATAAAGAGGTATGGGAAGGATTGAACTTGAAGTTGACCTGATTCAGCATCAGGTTGTACGTGAATAATAACCGGGTTAAAAATGGTAAGAGATTTTGCTGTCTCTTTCTTTTTTACCCCAATTACTGTTCTTCCAATATGATCTACAATTGTAATAATATCTGACATAATTATATTATATATTAAAGTCTAACCGATGCAACTGTTTTTTTAGCGCCATCGAGGGCTTCTGTAGCTGCCTTCGTTGAAGAAGCTTCTAGAGCGGTTTTATACTCTAAAACTGCCCTTCGGATACCTTCTACCTGTGGTGAAACGTTCTCTCCATCACCGGTATCGACACCTTCAATAATGTTTTTAATAATTTTTAAGATAAGAGAAACACCTCTCACTTTTCCGCGTTTAAAGGCTGGATGCGCTTTGTAAGTATCGTCATCCTGTGGCCTATCTAAATATGATTCTGACATATTACTATTTATACATAACCTTTAATTAGGCAAATATATCAAACAATTCTGTCTGAACGTTAGCGGACGGTTTACGTATGACCCAGCCTGTATTATCATAAAAACGCTTCACCATTTCAAATAAGATCTTTTCAAACATCTTTTCATAATCAGGTTTAAACAACTCACTAAACTCTTTAGGGCAGTCATATTTAAACCCAATAGTATCTAATCCAAATTTATTAGGCTGCTCTACATACATGTACCGAACCTTATCACCGGAAGAAAGCTCTTCATATTTGTTACCCGTTTCTAGCCTTTTAAGCATATTATTATAAAAATAAGCAGACTTAACGTGAATAGGCATACCTTTACAAGTATTAAATCCATTACACTGTGAAGAGTATTTTTCGTAATTTTTAACACCCATTACAAAAGATATCTCTTCTGGTGATAGTGACTTAAATGTATCATATGATTCGTTTAGTATCTTATTAGTCTCTTTAAGAGACTGCGTTGTAAGCATTGTTTCTATTATCTTCTTAGCATAGGGCTTAATTGCATTAGGCATTGTTGTACGTACAACCTCAACGCCTGTATATTTAAACTTATCTTCTTTAATACCCTCATCGTCAAGTATATGCATAACATAACGCTTCTTCTGCAAGAAGATTCCTACATCAGCGATACACTCCCGCTTAAATATAAACCTACTATCCTGCGTTAGGATTGCCTTTTCAGCCCACTGGTTAATATTTACATTGAGATAATCTTCAATCTCTTGAATTTTATCATACGTTTCCTTATGAACGTCTTTACCATCCCAGAACTTGATAATACCAGCGTCAACTAGCGGCTCAATAGAAATATAACCAGAGTCAGTATCATTATATACAATACACTGCTCTAGAGCGTGATCTGTTATATCCGGTAACTCTCGCTTTAAGAACTGTTTAATAAATATATTTGACTGTTTAATAACCGCTTGACCGGTAAGGGTAACAGATGAAGCGATATCATCATCACCGATAGGAGCGCGTTTATTACCCATATATCCATAACAACTATTAACGAGAATCTTAATAACCATCTGCTCTGTATTAAGTCTTTCCACCTCATACTTAAGCTCCGTGTTTTTTGGATCCTTTTTATAGCGCTGCTTAACTATAAACAACCTCTTTTTAATTTCAACGCGCTTATTATAGTAGTATTCTAGAAACTCTGGTATGATACCTTTTTTCTTCTGCGTAAATAAGAACCCAGCTTTTGATAAAGCGCATTGCTCATCTTTTAGAAACTTTGCAAAGGCCGGGCGATCTAAGCTAAACTGCTTACCGGATACGTGGTTGATAATAACCTTATCGTCAATAATATTAACCTTACCTACTTTCGTTTCAGGTGAAGTATTAAGCGATATCATTACATTTGGGTACAGTGAATTTGCGTCAAAAGAGACTATATTACGCTTAAAGCCTCTTTTCGGCTCAGCGACATATGCACCAGGATTTTTACCTTCTGCAGCAGGACGTACAAAGGTTGAGAGTAACTCACCTCTATTACGCGCTCGAATACATAATGCACCGTTAATAACCTGTATGGTACCCATTGCACCCTCCAGTGTTGTTAGACCTACATAAGAAAGCATACGCAGTAAAGATAGGTATTGCAGTTTTTCTTCTAACCGCACGAGTAAGTTAACATCCTGAATGTTATAGTCTACAAATAAGTCCCAATCTCTCTGTGATAATTCCGCTAGACCCATATCACCAAAATCTACCTTATTCTGACCTAATTCTATCTCACCAATAGCATCTAACTTATATGACTCACGCAGCTTAAGGCAGAAGCGTCTATAGATATCTAGATAATCAATACAGGCAATGCCATCAATATAGTACCTCTTTTTCTCTTGGCCAAATTGACCCCGCATAACTCTAAAGAACGTACCACCGAGGGGTGATAACCTATTAACATACTCTTTACCTAAAATACGTTCCATCCTATTTATAATATATGGTATATCAAAGCCCTCTGTGTTCCAACCAGTAAGAACATCAGGGTAGTCATCTTCTAGATATTCTAAAAACTTTATAAATAACTCCTGCTCATCAGCACAGTGGGTATAAACTACATCCGCTTCATCATTACCCTTATAAGGATTCAGGCCAAAGGTATAAAACTTATTACTAATGTTATCGTGACATGTTATAACATTGACAGGGTGGGTAGGATCATCTACATTAGGGAAGCTGTCTGGGCTGAAGGTCTCAATATCAAAAAAGCAAACCTTAAGTGGTTGCGTACTAAACTCAGGAGTTTCATTTTCTTGCCAGTAGGTATCTAGTAAGAATTGTTGAGCAGCAGGTAAGTTCTCGAATACCCTCTTAACACCTGAATCCTGTAAAAACCTATTACGGTTAAATACATTCTCAAATGACCTCTTAACTACCTTCGTACCGTAAATTGACGTCTTATCACCTCGAGGGTCTTCAACATACAAATAAGGCTCAAAAGAGGTAGTATGAACTACTCTATTACCATCACTATCCCAAGTGAATAAAGAGCATATACCTTCACGGCTATTATAAACAACGTTTCTGTAGGACATCTACCATAGTATAACTACTTAATTCCACTTATCAAGTAGTTTTCTATCTGGAGAGCCATAAGGTGTGTTTAGCACTTCTAAGTGTGCACCAATATTATCATCAAGCTCTAGGATTCGCTGCTCACCTATACCTCTAAGCTTGTGTATATTACTATAATACTTACTACGGTTCCGCCAGTTAAGTATTGTATCAATTTTATCACCAAATTCTTCAATTGTATTAAATCTAAGTGACTCAGGTGCAGATGAATATGTCACCATATCTTGACATAAACATGGAATGCCTAATGTACATGCCTCAATAAACTTTATATCACTTTTAGCCCTGTTAAAATTATTTTCTTCAAGTGGCGCGACCATTAACTGAGCTTTTAAACCACTAATAAATCTCGGGTAGTTAAGTAGGTTCTGCCATGGGTAAAACTCTACCTTATTCTGCTTAACTAAATCTACCAACTGAGGTGGAAACGATCCAACAAATATCCATTGATATTTATCTACAGTCCGTCTAACGAAATCACGAACTAGAGAGAAATCATCTTTACCTCCAGTTTTATTATCAACGTCGTAATGAGCTCCAGAACCAGTATATAGTATACGTGGCTTCTTTTTATTTTTTTCAAATTGCGTTGCAACATCCTTACCGTTAAATAGATGACCCATCCAAAAGTCAGGTACAAAATTTGGAATAACGGTTATATTTTGATGCCCAGTTTTCTCCTGATATAACTGCTTCATAAATGAGCAAGTGACAGTAACTTCATCGCACATGTTTATAATATCAATACAGTTTTGACGTATTTCTTCATTATCAAACGCAAATTTAAATTTATTATAATCGGGAATCTCTTCCTTAAAAACAACGTCATCAACCTCGTATATAAGTTTAAACCCCGCATCCTTCTGAACATTTTTAAGGTGAGACATAAACTTCTTCTGCGAAGATGAAGCTTGTCTTTGTACCTTAACAGCTTTTACATTATGATAAAACCGAGGATCCGCTACCATAGCAGTAATAGAGTGAGACACTCCACGACCGGTGGCATTGATTACTTGTTCTGGCCATAAAATACGCCAGTGACCACAACCTGAAAGATCAGCAAGGTAATTAATATATCTAGGTAAACTATTTTCCCTCGGAGCTGGGTTATTTTTAACACTCTTAACTTGAGGTTTAGGTTGTAGCGGTGCTACAGGAAACGGGTTAGAAAAAGGTGAAGGATTTGGATTAATCATCATATTATATAGGTTAGAGCTCAACGTAATCAACACGTTTTGTTATACCGTTTTGCTTCTGCAAGTATATAACATCACCGGTAACTGCTTTGACTGACTCTTTACGATGTGATATAACAATTGAACATTCGTCTAATTCTTGTACCCTATCTTGTAAGATTTCAGTTATAAGTTCAATACCCTTTTCATCAAAAGAAGAATCAAACAGCTCATCGTATATAGCAATATTATACTTTACACCGCCTTGCATACGTCTTATATCTGAAAAGGTAAACAGGCATGCTAAGTCAATCGATTTACGTTCAGCTCCAGAAAAGTTAAAGTAAGAACATACCTTATTTTTTTCATTAAGAATTTCTTCTTCAAAGTACTCGTTAAATACGCAAATAGAGTTTGAATCTAGTTTACGTAAATAGTGAAGTAACTTACTATTAAGTAAGCCTAAAAGCTTATTAACAATATATGACTTAACACCCTCTTCTGATACAATATATTTTACAATATCGAGTTTTGATATTTGCTTACGATACTTATCTATATTACCATTCGAATTATTAATACGCTCCGTAGTATCGTTAATTAAATCATCGAAATCTGTTTGTATATCTTCAACAGCTTTTAAATCAACCTTAAGTTCTTCCTGCCAACTACTTAATTGATCTAGTCTAAGCTTTACGTTCTTTCTTTTCTGCTCTGTAACTTTTGACTCAGATAACATATTATTATACATACTAACATTATCCTGTATTTTTTGTTTTATACTTTTAGCTTTTAGTAGAGAGGCATGTACATCCTTTATATCGATAATTATATTACCGATTTTATTTGTAAGTTGAGCCTTTTCTTGCTCAATATTTTCTATATCATGTTCTTCGATTGACCTTAAACACACAGGACACTTTTCATCACTAGTTCCAATCTTTGCAAGTATTTCTTTAGAGTGATCTACCTTAGCTTTTTTTGTACTTATGTCTGTAACGTACGAGGTAATTTTAGTATCACAAGTCTCCAGCTTACTTTGCATCAGATCAATATTAACTTGTATATCTGCTTCTTTTTTGACTACAAGATTACTTAGCTCTTGATTTAGGTCAGATATTTCTGCCTCATTATTTTGCTGTCTGGTTAAGTATGTTTGCTTTTTTTCTTTACGTCTATTTAAAGTTACTTCTTTTTGCCTAGCGTAATTCTTAAGGCTTGTTTCTATTTCCTCATACTTTGCCATCTCTGTATCATACTCACGCTTAATATCATTATACTCAGATCGTAGTTGTGATAACATCTGGCTAAATATCTCCATACCAAAAATATCTTCGATAAACTTACGCTTTTCGATTTTATTTTTTGCCATAAACGGAATCGCGTTATTTACGGTCATAATAACGCAGTTCTGAAAGATTGCAGGTGATGCACTTAATACTTCACAAATATATTTGGTTGTGTTTGATATACTATCACGTGTCTTATCACGACCATTTTTATATATATGAACCTTTGAGGGATTAAGAGTGCGTATAATTTTATATTCATCCTTACCCTTAATAGACTCAATCTCAACATCTAACTCAACATGTGTAATACCACCTGTAATATTATTTGTTATAAGATCCTTTTTAATATCACGTAATGTGACACCGAATATAGCAAAATAGAGCGCATCAGCTATTGTACTCTTACCAATAGCGTTACGACGGTCAGGCTTATCTTTATTTGAGCCTGTTATGACATGTAAGCCTTTACCAAATTTAATCTCAACAGGTTCTTCACCGATTGAAAGGAAGTTTTTAGCGGCTAGCCGTTGAAAGTTAACATTTTTCATATAGATTTAATGTATAATCAATTATATCATCACTATTCTCAATATCAAGCATATTTACGAATTCAACAATTGCTTGCTTTACATCAATACCAGACAAGTCTTCTTTTTGTTCTGTGTTTTCAAGTATTCTATTAAAGTTAATATCATAATCTATAGTTAACGACTCTGGCTTAAGCTTAATTAGTATACCATATAGTATATCCATATCCTGCTGAGATATATTCATGTCTATTTTAAGCTTTACAAAATTATTTGCAAAGTTATTAACTGTAATAGGTGTGATGTTTCCAACTGCTACTAACTCACTCAAGCTAATTTTTTTATAGTTAGGTGATACGAGGTTTGGCTTGAAGTTATAGTTTAGTGTATCTAAGTCTAAGATATGATAACCTTTTTGATTACCAGCGTCTCCAAAGTCCATCTGAAACGGGTTACCTACGTATAATATTGTACCAGCTCCGAACTGTTTTTCATGTCTAGTATGAAAGTGACCGGATATAACTAGACTTGACTTCGATAGTAAGTCCTTTACTTTAACACCATCTTCACATACTTTGTATTCTGTCATGCGAAACGTTTCTATTTCAAAATGACCAAAAATAACATCACTTTTTTTAATCTGTGATGTAGTGGTGTTCCATGGGCAGAAAGATAATGTACGATCAAATGCTTCAATCTGTTGATAGCTGTCTAAAATGGTTACGTTTTTACGGTTTTTAAAGATTGATATAGAATTAACGTCAGTTCTATGTTTGTAAAAAATATCATGATTACCTATAATAACTAGCAGGTTAAAGTCTGATAGGATATCTAGAATATCAGCAGATACTTGTAAGGTATTAACAGATATTTCACTTCTATTATGATGCCAGTCACCGCAGAAGATTATGTCTTTTATGTGCTCACGCTTACACTCGTCTCTAAACCAATTTGCCCACTCTATAGCATAGTTGTGCCAGTTACCACTATTAGAGTGTACACCTAAGTGTAAATCGGAAATTATAGCTACTCTAGACTTGTTAAGTTTAGGCGTCATTATCTTCAAGAGGCTTTACATATACGTGGCCATGCGTATTATTAGGATCCGTCATAATCTCCTCATACATAGCTTCCTTATAGTTGCAAATGGCTTCGTGATGTTTCTTCTCTTTTTTAATTCTATTAATAAAAGCGTGATATGCTATAGTTGTAAAATAAGAAAAGGGATTACATTGCGCAGTTTTACCATCTTTTGTTGTCTTTTTATCGAAGTTATACTTTTTATACTTGAGTGCGGAGTACATCTTAATAAGAGCATCGCCGATCATATCATCCTTGTATGAGTAGTTAATAAATGATGCGTTATAACTCAAACCGTATGCAATTTTTTTAATGTTCTCTGCTAGGTCATTCGTCATTACGTCGGAATCATAATACTTACGTAATGCGGCCTTAAATACCTTCGGCTCAATATAATACTCTGCTTTTTTAGACTTCGTCATTTTATTTATTATAATATATTTTTTATATTTATCAACTAAAAAGGTGTAACGTCAGTTTCAGTATATAATATTTTTTCCTTATCATATATTGCTTTACGCTTTTCACAATGTCTCTTACCATATGTAAGGTTGTCACATATATCCATTATAATTAACTTATCCTTTGTATTATGTTTACGTAAACCACGACCAATCGATTGAACGGTGCGTATAAATGACTTACCGCCGGCTGCAAATATAATATTATGTAGATTTTTAATGTTAATTCCTGTTGAGAAAATAGCACTAATAGCTATACATACTACATTATTATGCTCTTCCATGATCTTCTTAATTTCCTCACGCTCTTCTACCGCAACCTCTCCTCTTATAAAGTATACTTGCTTATTATCTACATTTTTTAAGTATTCTTGTAATATTTCACCATGTTTAATGTGATTTACTAAAACTAATATATTATTTGATAGTTTATTACATAATTTTGTTAAAAAATTATTACGACCACCATGCTCGTAGACAAAATCTAGCTCCTCACGATATCTGTTGTTTGTTACATAGTTAATTCGTTGGGTATAGTTAAGCTTGAGTATCTTAACGTTAACGTTAACGAGATGATCTTCTAACCTAAGCTCATAACTCGTCTTTTCATACACAACAGGTCCAAGCTTACCGATAATAGACCACTTATCTAACTGATTTTCAGGTAAAGTACCTGTGAAGCCATATTTATTATGTGTTTTAATCTTTTGAACTATTTTAGATATCTTGTTACCACTAGTTATTTTATGACACTCATCTACTACAAGCAGATCAATATATTTTAACCAATCGTCATCTTCAAAGCGACTTTGTATAATACCTATATTAGCTATTATAACATTTGCTGTAAGGTCTGGCTTATGCTTACCAGTCCATTTAGTAACTTTAAATGTTGAGCCACAGTTAATAAACTCATCATATGTTTGAGTCACTAGACCTAAGTCGGGTACGAGCATTAGACATTTAAATGTATCCTTGTCAGGCGAGTTAACAAAGTAATTTTCAATCAATGCAGCAGTGATAAAAGTCTTTCCTGCTCCTGTACCAAGTACACATGTACCTCTACCTAATCTTAAGGCTTTACCAACCACATCCTCTTGATAATCACGTAACTTAAAGTTAAAACTATCGCATAAATCAACATCCATACCAACCTTTAACGCTTTCTTAAGATTGTCTGATACAGTTATATCTGTGTTTATTTGCTCCTTAATAAGAAACTTACGTATCTCCCAATATAGCCCAAGTTCGCACGTGCCAGTACCTGTTATAACATACTTACGAGTAGGTGCAAAGCGATTATACCTTCTTGCAAATCTTGCTCCTTCATTTTCTACACTAAAATGCTCTCTGATTAAGTCAAATAAGTCTGAATCATCACTACGAACTATGAGCCTATTAGTAGGTCGTTTATAATCAAAATCTAACATATTAGAGTTGCTCCATCTTATTTATTTCAACGATATTTTTTAAGTCAAAGCTCATCGAAGATAATACCTTTTCACACTTTTCAAGATACTCTACAATAACTATATATTCATTAATAAGCTCTGTAATTTGTAATATAGTCTCATGTCTTTCAGCGTGTTGTTCTGCAGTTGATATACTTATTTTTATTGGCGACTCAGTAATTACTTTTTTTGTAAGTTCCTTTTTAAGTCGCTTCTTTTTTAGTAAAAGTCTATTTTTTTCTACCTTTGCATCCATTAGTCTTGCTACCCAAAAATGCTTTCGTGCTGGTAGTCTCATCTGTACCTCCTTAAGGTTAAAATCATCTACAACGAGGTCCTGTCCTATCTCGTCCATATATTTTTTAAGCAACTCCATTATTTATATTATATATTATTACAGAGCAAAATCAACAAGTAAGATAAATATATGTAGCTAATGAATAAATTTAAAAATAAATTTTTAAAGTGTCTAGAAGAAGATATGACGGTAGGTAACGTGGTTGGTGGCTCTGAAGGACTTGAGGGTGGCTCTGTAGGTAATGGAGATACGTGGAACACGGGTGATCAGAGAATACCTTCTTCTATCTTCGGAGGAGTGCTTACAAGAGGTGGTAAGACAAAATGTAAGAAGTGTAAGAAGGGTAAGAAGTGTAGGGCTTGTAAAAAGTTAAAGGGGGTTGTATCTGATAATAAGGGTGCAGATACAAATGGTTAAATAAATAATTATATGAGTGAAGAAAAAACAAAAGAAGATAAGTGTGAGTGTAAGGCGGGCTTTTTACAAGATAATGTGATGGCTAGACTTAAGCAAGAAAGTACTTGGCGTGGTCTTATTACCGTTGCGACCTTACTCGGATGGAGATTAGCTCCTGATCAAGCAGAGGCTATCATTACAGCGGGCGCCTCTTTGGTAGGTACTATTAATATACTTAAAAAGGATTAATGGAAGACACTGGACATTGGGATTGCTCTATTATTAATGAGAGTACAGAGGTCCCTTTTGGTTTTATCTACCTGATAACAAATAAGGCAACCAATAAGAAGTATATTGGTAAAAAGCAGTGCCTTACGGTTTTAAAACGAGCACCTTTAAAAGGTAAGAAAAATAAAAGGCACAAAACAGTCGAGACTGATTGGAGGGTCTATACATCATCCTCCAGACAGTTAAATGAGGATATTGAAGAGCAGGGTAAGGACGATTTTACCTTTGAAATATTGAGATTTTGTGATTCAAAGTGGCAGCTAGCCTACGAAGAGACAAAAATACAGTTTGAAAGAGAGGTGCTCCTAAGCGATGACTATTATAACGGTATTATAAATTGCAGAATTGGTAAAAAAAGATAAAAGGAACACTTATATAATAATATTGTGAGTATAAGTGCAAGAGAGACTAGACAGCTATATGATCAAAAGCGTGATATAGTATTTGTCGATCTTAATAGTTACCTCACGGATTCATTTAACGACTATATTCTTTATATAACAGAAAACGAGCTTAAGTTAACACGTAAAGATAAGAACAAGCTTGGAATTCACTTTATTATTAAACAGCTACTGAATGCTGTCAAGTCTACAGATAAAAAGAAATGGTTTTATTATAAGACTTGCGATGGGTCAGAAGAGACAAAGCTAGTAAGACGGTTATTTGGATCCTTACCTACTAATATAATGTATGGTAGCTGTGACTGGCATGAGTTTATAAAGGAACTTGACTATAATGTATATAGGAGGAAGGATGGTGCTAGTGTATCCTTTCAGAAATTTAGACAATTTTTAAAGAGATATGAGCTACAACAACTTGAAAGAGAGTTTTTAGGAGATATAAATGTAAAACTCTCACTACTTCCATAAATATATACATGAGTAAGTTTCTAGAACAGGTAGAAGATAGTATGCCATCTGATGCTTTAGATAATATTATCGATGGTAAGAGAGAGCTACAGAGATTTTTATTTAATAAGGGTGTTAAGAATGTTGAGGTAAAGCAGTTCAGAGATGAAATGACCTTTACGTTGGATGATGGTTCAAAGGTAATTGTTGAGGTAAAGGATTATAAGAAGGCTATATCACATGAGGATCAAGAGGGTGAAGTTAGCGATGATGAATTGCAAAAAATAGCTAACACCATAAAGACTGTTGTTGCTTTACCTACAGATAGGGAGCTTAAAAAGAAGCAAGGTGGTGTGGCTGGCTTTGGTGGTGACCCGATAATTAAAAAGGTTAGAGCATTAAGACAGCGCGCGGGTGATCAAATTGATAATATTACAAACTAATGAAAACATTAAACTTAATTGAACAATATAAGACTCTACTAGAACAAGATGTAGAGGGTATGGAGCCTGTTGATGCTACTGATGTTACTGAACAACCGGCTGATATTGCACCATTAACTACAGAGGG